GTGCTCAATATCACCTAGAGCTTGGGAGAATTCAATTAGAACATACTTAGGAAACTGAGGCCGCCGTCAATTACGTCGGTGACCATCTGAGCCGCGGCTTTACTCACAGCGTTCTCGACAGATGTGACCCCTCCAGAAATGAAGGAGCCAACCTTATCTTGAACACCGGAAAGTGCCGTGGTGGATACAGGATTCCTACCAGGGTCCTTAGGAGCCAACTGCGCTAGGCCGGATGAAGCGGCCAATTGAAATTCCAAATTCATGAAATATTCAAAATCTATTACAGTAGGCGTGGCACCAATGGTCCCAGACACCATTTCAATGGTGCAGGCGTTAAAGTTATTCAAAGTTGCGTCAGAGCTTCCATTCATGCCTTGAAAGACACGAGACTCGAGTCCCATTGGCTTCGCAATCCAGGAATGCTCCATACCAGCAAAGATAGGAACTTCCACTTGATCCAAATATTGGGACGAGTTTGACAAGATAGCCGAGCTAACTCCGACGGGGGCACTAGTGCCCATTACCAAATAACCAGAAGAATTCGTAACAGCAGAAATGCAGCGGACAATCACCCCGAATGAAACTACGCGGAAAGTCTGGGCATAGGTAGTTAACAACCCAACATTGTTATATTGAGTCATAGTAGCGGCCATAGTCCAGGTACTCCCAGCAAATGTTGCGGGTGCTAGAATGCCGTAGGTAGCATGTGGGTTGAAAACCACAATGTTGCCCCCAGAGGGGGCTCCACTTATACCACTAACAGCATTAAACGAGTAGTGCCCACGGATTTGAAAAGCCATGGAACCACCGTTGTTGCCGTCAGGGTATTTAGCTCCTTTAGCAGCAGGGCAGAATGGGTTGCTTATAGTACACGTCTGTTTAACATGTGCAGCTTGGATGTGAGGTACAGCTTTGCGCGCTAGAGAAGAACTTTCGATCTTCTTTTGCACGCCGCCACTCCTCGGAACAGTCCAGCCGCCGTTTACGGGCGGTTTATTCATTGGCCCTATAAAAGCAGCCTTCTTCTTCCCTTTCTTCGCCTTGGGGCCTTTCGCCTTTCGAGGCATTATGAGGACGGGGATCTTTAAGTTCGATTGATTATCGAACACCCAGCCGGCGCTGGGCGTCATTGAGGGTTCCAACCCACTTGGTCCAACACCAAAAGGTACTCATCCAAGCGTGGGTCCGCCCTAAGTTCATACTTAAATGAGACTAAGAGGAGGGCGTCCGGTTTCTTCGACAAGAGAGAGTACAGCATTTTGACGCCATGCTGGGGAACAGCAACATCGGGATAGAAATCCGTAGAACAAAAACTAAATAGCACATTGTCTTTCACATTTTCCCGGTCGATTTCGAAGCCAAACTCTTTATAAGCGGCTTTCATTTCGTCCCAGCGCCCAATAGGGCAAAGCTCCACACAATCATCACCCATAGCCATAGGCGAGTCAGAAGCAAATCTGTTAAACGCACGGTAGTGGGCGAGAGCATGTAGAGTAACTCTCATGATAGAATTTAGGAGAGCTGTAAGTAGCCACCCCGATTCCATAACAGTACCCTCTGGATGATCAATAAGGTTGCCGTACCCATCAACAAAGATCCGTGAGAAGCCAACATAAATGCTGGCCATCATCAACGTTCTTCGGTGGTTCTTGGCTTCTACAGTTGAAATAAGGGCTGTCATAGCGATAAGAGCTAGCCACATCATCACGGACCAGTCCCAGTGGGAAGCGTCGCTTGAAACGCGCTCCTCTTGGCGACTTGGAATGGGGGCATCCTGCCTCAACGCATCTAGGTTAGGGTCATCGAGGCCCATCCCGGGTTTGCTAGGTATAGAACGCCAGTTGGCAATCTGGAAATCAAGCACCTGGTGAAATACAATTTCATCACAGATGCGATCTACAACAGAAGTGTTAGAGATAAGGCGTTGCCTGTCTCTCTCCAACTTGGTGACTTTAGTCGGCTCATTCTTAACGAAGAGGGCTACAAGGTCGCGCATGAAATTATCGTAGTACCACATTGCAGATTTACCGGGCTCACTGAGTAAGCGCTTTTGGAGCCTGTGCTTTACAGCATCAGCTACCAATTCAGCGTGTTCATCGATAAGTACGGCCACTTCCTTCTCAAGCACATTAAAGGGAATGCCAGGATTAGCGTCCTTAGCACTCAACCTTGGGATCATGAACTCGCGGAGTTGGTCTGCGGTCCAATCAAATTTAAGATAATGTTCATTTGTGAAGAAAATGTCTTCTTCGAGATTTTGTTTTAAATACATCCTTTCCACTTCACCACACACCTTTTGTTCTTCCTCAATAGAGGGCATAAAGACTTCTAGTTC